AAGGCAAGCTGATCATCTGCCGCATCGGCCCCGCGTCCGGTGTTGCCCGCCGTGATTTCGGACGTGGACACAAGCCGCTCCATACTTACGTTAAGCGCCCGCAACTCTGCGCGCAACTCTGCATCGGACTCGCGCGGCGTAAACAACTGGCTGTTGCTGGACCGCGACAAGGCGCGCGCGTAGTCTTGACCTGTCGAGAATAGATCTTCATTGACCAGCGACCGCAGGCTGTTACCCAACGCGTCAGCACCCGCCGTAATTTCGGCAAAGGCCGGTGACAGTTGCATTAGGGACGCGACCAGCCCACTATCGCCCAAGGCGTCGGCTTCATCCACCAGCGCCCTGAACGCGGCCCGCGTGGACGGTAGGGTGTCGATACCCAGCGCCAGCATTTCAATGGAAAGCAATTCCGTTGCCCGAGCGATACGTTCCGCATCGGTAAAGAAATTCTGATAATACGACTGAGACACAGCGTTGAAGTTTTCCAGCGACCCAAACAACTGCACGAACGCCGCAGCAGCGCCTCCGCCCGCAAGGGAAACGTCGTAGAGGTTCATGCGGAAGTTGCCCATCCAACCATTGACCACAATTAGCGACTGCGCCAGCCGTTCCAGCGTAGCGGCTGAACCTTCACCAGCAATGGCGAACCTTGCCAGCCCGCCGACCATCCCGGCCATTGCGTCCGCCATGCCTAATAGTGCATCCTGAATGGCCTTTTGCGCAGCCTCGTCCGACAAGCCCTTTGTGGAGACGCTCAGAGTGTGGGCGAAGTTGTCAAATGTGCTTCCTGCGATACCGAGCGCATCTGCGGAGGCCAGAACGCTGGCTTGTAGACCTCCAACAACATTCGTAACCGCGTCGCTTGTTTCCCTACTTGCTGCGGTGAATCTAGTGCGCACCTTTTTGGACAAGCCCCAAAACCGCTTGGTTTCAATTGTGCGGAACGTCTGTACCAGCGTATCCAAGCCATCGACTGTGACCTTCAAGCCTGAGTCGAGTTCTTTGGTGCGCTTACGGAAAAAGCTGAACGCCGCAACAACGGCAAGCAGTGGTGGGGCAACAGCACCCGCCGCCATCGCAAGACCGCCAAGCCCCGCTGTTGCGCCGCCGAGCGCCGTTCCGATAGCGCCGAACCCGCCAGCAAGCCCACCAGATGCCAGACCGCCTAGCACGTTGCCCACTCCGCCAAGGAAGCCTGCACCGCCCGCAAGTCCGGCAATGCCCGTACCTGTGCCAAAGCTGCCCACAAGACCGCCCAGCAAGCCGCCGCCACCAGCCCCGCCTGCCGCCGCTGCTGTGCCGCCGCCTGCCGCCGCTGCTGTGCCGCCGCCGGAAAACGCCGCCGCCAAGGGAATTGTGATCTTGTTCTTTATCGCAGTCGCGGCAAGCGTCTTGAGTGTGTTCTTGAATATGTCGATAAGCCCAGACATGCCGCCCTTGAACCCGTCGATCATGTAATCAACCATAGAGCCAAAGCCCTGAGCAAGCGTCTGGTCAGCGGCGTTTACAACCTGATTGGCGGTGTCTATGATTTGGGAAACAAGAGCACCTGTCTCGCTTTTGATACCTAGCACCATCCCCTCAATGGTGTTGACACCGTAGCCCTTGAACCGCTTGGATGGCGACTGGATGCCAAAAAGCCCCGTAAACTTGTCAATCGCAGACTTGCCTGCGGATACTAGCGCGCCACCTACATCGCCAGCCTTGCCTTTGATACCCTGCACAAGGCCCGCAATGATATCGCCCCCAAGCCCCACCATCCGCGCGGGCCATGACGCAACCTCAGCCTTGATGCTTTCCCAGATCTGCGCCAGTGCCGTGCTGATCGCGGTCATGCCGTTGGAAAACGCGACGGGGACGCCCATCACCGCGTCAGTCGCAGCCTGCACCATTCCGCCGCTCATCCAGTTGAAAAACTCGAACAGCTCAGAGCGCACGCGGGCAACGTCGCCCTGCAACAGCCCGATAAGCGCGCCTGTCAGCGTCTCCAGCGCGCGGGCCGTGCCTTCTAGGATCAGACCCGCCGCTTGGAAAGCCCCGCCTGCTACCATGCCCATGAACTTCCCTGCCTCGGCAAAGACGCTGGCCTCATTTGTGGCGTCTGCGGCGAACAGGGCAGAAAGCTCCTGCCCGATAGTTTTGAAGTTGGTCAGGATCGGCCCAACCTGCGCCCAAGCATCGCCAAGGCTTTCTTTGATAGGATCAAAAGATGCCGAAAGCGCAGCGAACCCCGTTGTGAAATACTCTGTCAGGCCATCGCGCATGAATGTGCCAAACGCCAGCGCAGTATCGTAGGCCGCGCGCACTGACGCCTCGAATTGATCCAGCGCCGCCGTGCTGATGCTTTCAGGTGCTAAAGCGCGCCAATCAAAGCCGCTAAAGTCCAGACCCGTGAACCAGTCGGCAAACACCGCAACAGCCGCCTTGGCCGATACCCACGCGCCTGCGAAGTCGCCTGCAATGACCTGCGAAACCGCACTGGTCGCCAGATCAAATGCCGGGGCAAGATCCGCAAACGCGCCCTTGATGCCCGACCATGCGGCCTTGGCCATATCCACCGCGCCGATCATCGCGCCTGTAATAGCCGGGAACCGCTCGCGCAGGCTGTCCCAATTTGTGAACAGGTATGTCGCGGCCACAGAAGCAGCGACACCAGCCGCAATAAACGGAAACGCCAGCGCGCCTGCCGCAACAGCCACAGCGCCAAGGCCAGCGGCCAACATGCCCAGCCCGTCCCACTCCATGAATGCCTGAGCCGCCGCCGCGATCTTCTCGACGGGGATTGCATCTGCGAAGTATTGCGCCGCGTCTGCCGCTTTTTCCATGACTGGAACTAGGACGGTAAGTAGAGCTTGCCCGACCCCGATTTGAAGATCAGCAAAACGCGCGCTGACAACCTTCAGGCGTTGGTCCATGTCATCGGACATTTTGCCGAACGCTGTTTCTGTTGCGCCTGCTTTGTTGCCCATATCCTCAAGGATTAACGCCATATCAGCGCCCGCAGTGCCCGCCAATGCCAGCGCGACCTTCGTCGCCTCTGTACTGCCGAAAAGCGTGCGCATTGCATCAGCGCTGCCGCCTGTCGCCTCAACAGCATCGGCCATAAACTGGGCAAAGCCTTTTGTTTCCAGCGCCGCCGAATTGAACTCTAGTCCAAGAGATTCCGCCAAGTCGCTTGCTTGCTTGCTTGGCCCGATGATCGAGGTCAGGGCAGCATTGATACCTGTGACGCTTTCGGCTGTGTTTATACCGCCTTTAGTCAGTGCCGCCGTCGCCGCCGCAACCTCGTCAAAGCTCAGGCCCAGCTTTTGTGCCAATGGCAGAACCTTACCGAGCGCCGAAGACAATTCAGGAATGGTTGTGACACCCGCCCGCACAGCCACGAACAGCGCGTCCGACGCCTCTGCGGCGGTCAATCCGCTCTCTGCATATACGTTTGTGGCACTTGTTAAGATACCCACCGCAGATGCAACATCGGAAACGCCAGCGATTGCCAATTTGTTTGCAGTGTTAAGCAATTCAGTTGCTTCGGCCCCTGCTTTTGCGCCACCGGATACAGCCTGATAATACGCCTTGGCTTGTGCCTGGGCACTAGTACCGAATTGCCTTGACGCGCCGCGCGTCGCCGCTTCGATTTCCTTCATCAGTGCGGGCGTGCCTTCGATCAGTGTTGAAACCTCAGACATGGCCGCGCCGTATGCACGCGCCTCGCGAATGCCACCGGACGCCCACGATACTGCGCCCAGCGCGGCCAAAGCGCCGCCAATCAACTTCATTGACGATGATGTGCGCCTTTGTGTACGCTCGCCGGCACCGGCAAACCTGTCCAGATCACCGCTGGCATTCCGCACGTCCCGACTGTCAACCTGTAGCCCGACTGATGCCATATCATCCATGCGGATTACTCCCTAAACGGCTGCGGCGTGTTTTTGCCGTTCGACTCTGACAATTCGCTCGCGTAAACACCGCTCATCTTTTGCAGCCATTCCGCTTCATTACCATCAAACATCAGCCCTACATTTGCGGCCCACGCCTGAATTTCTAAATGGGATAGGGCCGCCGGCCCCATCCCGCCTTGCATGACCGGCCCGACATCCATCAGCCATTCTGCAAGATAAGCACGAAACAACAATTCTGGAAAGTCCGGTTCTTCATTTGCCCGCTCCAAAAAACTCCACCGCGTCTGCTTTATGTCCTGCGGCTGTGCGCATAACCAAGCGTGTTGTCGCGCCCAGAGACAAAGCGCCTCTAGGCTTGTGCGAAAAAATTGGCACGGTCCTTCAAGAACTCCGTCACTTCGTCCAAGATCGATGGATATTTCCGATAGATTGCAAACGCCGCTTCTTCCGAAAACTCCACAGGCTTGCCGTCAATGCTCAGGTTTTCCCAGCCGATTGTCTGGTCGACGGCAGCTTGAACAATCCCCTCTTGACCTTCATCAATCACGGCCCCGATTTGCGCCGGACTCATTTTGGCAAAGTCCATCTTGCCGCCGCGCCGCTTGAGAATATCCGTTGCGCGCTTGCGTGCCTTGGCCTTTGCCGCTGGCGCGTCCATGCCGATCAGGTTGATCCGCATAGGCTTGGACAAGTCGGACGCGCCGTCCTTGCCTGTGACGTAGGCTGGCGCGTCTGTGCGAAGGTTGGTCAGGTGCAGCCAAGCGCCTGCCTCTGATGCCGATACCGAGTCGAAACAATCCATGGTTTGTGTCCTTTGGTTTGGGTTAAAGTCGGGGGGTGAGGTAAACCACGTCCCACCCCCCTGGCCTGCGAGGAGGTGCAGGATTACGGTGCGGCCACTTCTACGTCGGCGCGCGTGAACTCGATGTTGCATCTTGCCATGTTGACCGACCCGACCGACTGGCCGCGCGGGAACGACATGACTTTGCCCATGATATAACGGATTGTGCCGTCGCTGCGCGTCTCGCGGAAGCTGATTTCATCCTTGGATGCCAGCGCAGCAAGCAATATGATCTGGCCAGCGTCAGCAGAGTCATATCCAAGCGGGATCGTGATCGATCCGTAGTTCAACTCGCCGTGAAATTTGTTCACGATGCCAGTCTTGAGCGGCGTAAACGTGACCGCAGAATAAGCCGCGCCAAACTCGGGAACTTCGGATGCCTCTCCTACCTCGGTCCACGACAGCGCGACGTATCCGTCTGCGTCGAATGTTACGGGGGTGGCTGCCGAGACGGACAGAAACCCGCCGATGCCTTCAGTAAGTGCCATGATATTTTCCTTTCATGGGCGTGGATAGGCGGGATGCCTATTTCTTGATCGGCAGAATGCCGTTTGTAAACTCGACCAGGACTTCACCACCTGCTTCGGTAGCGTCGGCCACTGTGCCGGAATATGTGATGCCATTGGACATTGCGAATTGCAGCACGTCGCCAATCTTTGGCGTTTTGCCGTTGTAGATCATGGCAGGGGTTGTGCCGGTTGGCGTGGGCATTGTAACGATGCGAGCGCCTGTGATCGGTTTGGTTTTCTTGTCCATAGTTAAGGTGTCCTTTGAAAGATTGCGCGGCA